CTGGTTACTTCTATGATTACTCTAGTGCTAACCCTGAAGAAGTTATTAGAGGTGTACGTAAGTGTGTAGTACCTTACCTTGGAGTAGGTATAGACCCATTCCCTGACGACTTAATAATAGGTAATGGTGATACAGTTAAAGTAACAAGAGCAGTATCTATATTCTCTAACGGTGTCGCTATGTGTTACATATGTGATGTACAGGAGTAAGGTATGAAACAGGTAGTAAACCTAGAAAAAACTATATCTAAGTTAAAAAGTAAAGTTGATATGGCAGTAGAATTAGCTGTAAAAGATAAATTAGAAAAAATAGCTGATTATACTATAAATATATCTACTCCTACGGTAGATACTGGTGCTTATATAACATCCTTTTCTTACGGTGTTGGTTCAGGTAGACCTAGAGGTAAGTCTTCTGAAGGTAGACCTAAAGAAGCCGATCCACAAGCTATGGCATCAGAAGGTCTTAACAATCTATTAAACGATATAAATAGTATACAAGACTTTAACTACAAAGATACTATTGTTCTTAGGAATGGTTCACCTCACGCTATAAGTGTAGAGGAAGGTGGAGCTAACTGGAGACTTACACAACCTTATAAAATATTTGAGAGAGTAAGGAATAAATATGGCTAGTATACATAATGATATAAGAGCCGCACTTGAGACACACATCTCTACAACGGCTGATCTCCCCGACATAGCTTACGAGAACGTAGCATTTGAGCCGACAACAGGTACTAGCTTTATTAGAGTAATGTACTTGCCTACAGTGACTAGACCTGCTGTAAGGGGCTTAAATCCTCAACTCAGGTATCAAGGTGTCTTTGCTGTTACAGTATTTACACCAGAAGGTAACGGACCTTCAACCGCAGACGGTTATGTTAACAAAGTTATAGACGCATTTCAAGCTACAACTGACATATCGTTTACTAACGCAGAATCAGAAACAATTAAATTATCAATCGACTATGCTGAGAGGCAACAAGGTTTGATTGACAGCCCTTGGTACTACGTTCCGATTAATATCGGATGGTACATTTATAAATAACTAGGAGAATACATCATGGCCTTTGCACAGGGTTCACGCTCCAGCCTGTCTTTTATTACTGAAAGCACTTTCGGTACGACACCTGCTGGTAACTTTACTAACCTTCCTTTCAGCACACACTCATTGAACTTAACTAAAGATCGTGTAGCTGGTAACGACATCCAAGCTGACCGTATGCCTCGTGTAGATCGCCACGGCAATAGACAAGTAGCTGGGGACATTGTTGTAGATCTCAGAGATGCTGACTACGACGATATACTAGAATCAGCCATGTTAAGTACTTGGTCAACTGACGTACTTAAAGTAGGCACAACACCTAAGTTCTTCTCTATAGAAGATTATGCCGCTGACATAGATCAAGCTCGTTTGTTTACAGGTTGTTCAGTTTCCACTATGGCTATTTCCCTCGCACCTAACCAGATGGTAGCAACTACCTTCGGTATGGTAGGTAAGAATATGACTATTGGTGCTACAGAGAAAACACAAGATGCCGCTTCAGGAGCCGCACCATTTGATGCTTACTCAGGTGACATTGGTATAGGTAACGTAGGTGGAGCATCTAACGTAGCTATCGTAACTGCATTAGACTTCACATTAACTAATTCCTTCGCACCTACATTCGTAATCGGAGATGATAGCGCACCATCATTAGAGTATGGTAGAGCAGAAGTTGAAGGTACACTAACAGCTTACTTTGAAGATGCGGCATTAATTAACCGTTTCCTTAACGAAACAGAAACAGAGATTGAAGTATCAGTTAACGATCCTACAGGAACTAACGCTTATACATTCCAATTCCCTAAAGTTAAAATTAACAGTGCTGATGTTGGCGTAGATGGACCTACAAGCCGAATGATTAGCATGTCCTTCGTTGCTCTATATGATGCAACTGAAGCAACTAACTTGAAGATCACACGACCTTCATAACGTAACACCTTAGCTAAGGTTAGTGGGGACTTCTGAGTCGGGTCGGAAGTTCCCACACTTAACATAATTCACCCGATACCCACAAAGGAACTCGACATGGATTTAATGGATCTAAAACCTACAAGTAACACTGTAGAAGTAAAACTAAAGCACCCTAACACTGGTGTTGTACTAAAGAATGATGATAAGACAGATATGACTATTGTTGTATATGCTAGTCACTCTAAAGAGTACAAAGAGTTAATGCACGAACAAACTAATAAACGTCTTAAAGACATGCAGTCTAATAAGAGTACAAACTTGACTGCTCAAGAGATGGAAAAAGCTACACTAGATATGTTATCTAAGATAACTTCTGAGTGGAACATAACTTACAACAAAGAGCAACCTAAACTCTCTGTTAGTAAAGCTAAAGATCTTTACGACGAAGTGTTTTGGATTAAAGATCAGATTGAGGAGGCACTTGCAGACTCTCTGGATTTTACGAAAGCCTAACTAGTCAGTTATGTGAGTGGGCTGAACATCAGTTTAAGCTCAACAAACCTGATAAGGATGGCACTACAGAACGAGAACATTTAGAACAAGTAGAAAGGCAGATTGGACGTAGACCTGAAGCACTGGAACCCCCGACACATTTTCCATCGCTACTGTCTCATGTCTGGTCTGCCTTTATTGCATTAAGCAATAGTAGAACTATGGGATTCTCTGGACCTAACCCGATAACTTATATTGAAATTAAAGCATGGAAGGAACTGACTGAGACACATATTTCCTCTAGGGATATAGAAACAATAAAACGTGTTGATACAGTTTATATGGGGACAGTGAATGGATGATATAGGGGCAATACAATTAGCACTCAAGGTAGATTACAGAGAGCTTACAGGCTTAGTTAAAACGGCAGATCAAACTAAAAGAGTTTTAACTCTAGTGGCAAAGGACTTCGCTAAGACTGGTAATCAAAAGAACTACATGAAGAGTATAAATCAGATTGTAAAAGCACAAAAAGATTTAGATGTAGCTTCTAGAATGACCCGTTCCCAGATAATGAAGTTGGGAGTAAAAGTACAACAAGAGACTAGGTTTACAGACTCTTTAACTCTTGCTACAAAAAAATTAACTGTTGCACAAATGAACTCAAATAAAGTTCTAGGTAACACTAGAAATAAAATGAATGGCAACAACATGGCTATTCAACAGCTTGGTTATCAGTTTGGTGACTTTGCAGTTCAGGTTCAGGGTGGTACAAGTGCTTTTGTTGCATTTAGTCAACAGGGTTCTCAGTTAGCAGGTATACTACCTATGATTGCTGGCCCTCTTGGGTTAAGTATGGGAGCCGCTGTAGGTCTGTCAGCCGCACTTGGTATCCTTATACCTATCGGTTCTGCTGTAGGTAGAATGTTTATGGAGACTGCTGAAGCTGGTAAGAAGAGTGCTGATGAACTAAAAGGGGCATTTGCAGAAGTGCCAACATTCTTCGAATCACTTGGCGTATCTATGTCAGCTTCATTCGAGACAGCTTTTAAAAAGATAGAATTAGATTATGGTAAACTTACAGGTAGACTAGCAAAACTAAGAGTTTTAGATATGCAGGAATCTGGTCTAGCTATGATACCTTCTTTATTTGAATCTGTCGATACAAGTGGTTTTATGAACGCTCTTAAGAGAACTTTTACTTTTGGCGTAGAAGCTAACAAATTAGCTAAAGAAGATAAGAAACTTAAGGATGAGCAATCTGAAGCTATAAAAGGTATAATAAACAACTACGAACATCTTATAAGAACATCCCATGATTTAGATGATATAGGTAGGGCTGTTGAATCTACTTCAGCGGAACTTCACGGTGTTAGTGAAGAGCTAGGTAATATTTTTGATAGAGCTATAAACAAGCAAGGTATTAGTGCTACACTTTTAAAGAAACAGTTAGCAGATGAAACTAACGACTTAAAAAAGAAAAATAACGCCCTTAAAATATTCTATGAGTATCAAGAAGCCGAAGAAAAGAAAGCCCTAGAGAGTAAGAAAAGGGTAGCTGAGATTGTCGCGAAACTTAGGGCTGAAGAATATGCAGGTATGCAAGGCCGTAGGGGAGCTATAGCACCCAGCAAAACAGATGTAGCTCTTATGGGTATGGGCGGTCAAGTAACAGACGCAGGTGAAGCTGAAGCAAGACAGGCAAAAAACCGACTTGAGGCTATAAAACACTTCTACAAAGAGAAAGCTAAGACTGAAGCCGCAGATCTTGCTATGGCTATAAGAATAGCTCAAATAAAAGAAGAACTACGACAAAAAGAATACGCTTCTATGGCGGCTGGTGGTGGAGGTCGTGGAACTGCGGCTCCTAGTAGTATAGACGTTGCTCTCATGGGCATGGGTGGAGTTTTTGAGGAAACTGAAGATAAAGATGCTGATAAAATAAAAGCTAAGACTGATGCTTTAGCAGAATATATAGCTCAACTAAATCACGAAAAAAAGGTAGAAACAGAACTTGTAGGTATCTTTGATAGTGAAAGAGATATTAAGCAAAAGATACTAGATATACAACATGAGTATGATGGTATAATAACTCCTTCTCAGATTAAACAAATAGAAAACACTCTTAAACTTACAGATGCTGAAACTAAACGCCACGAAGCTCTACAGAAAGCTAAAGAAGAGCAAGAGGCTTTAGGTGCTTCTATAGAGGCTTCTATGGAGAAAGCATTTATGTCTATGGTTGATGGTACAGCTTCTGTTAAGGATGCCTTCAAGACTATGGCTAGAGAAATAATTGCAGAGCTTTACAGAGTTCTTGTAGTTAAGAAAATGGTAGCCGCTATATCAGCAGGTTTCGCTGACGGTGGTGTATTCTCTGGTGGATCTCAAGTACAAGCCTACGCTGATGGTGGAATAGTTGGAGGTCCTACTACATTCCCTATGTCTGGTGGTAGAACTGGACTAATGGGAGAAGCTGGTCCTGAAGCTATCATGCCGCTTAAGAGGGGTTCTAATGGTAAGTTAGGAGTACAGATGGAAGGTGGCGGTGCTACTACTGTCGTACAGAACTTTAACTTCTCTGCTAATGGAGATGACAGCGTTAAGAGAATAATAGCTCAAGCGGCTCCTAAGATTGCTCAAATGACTAAATCTGAGATGATAAAT